GAAAAGATCAACGGTGCAACTGCTGATCTAACAGTGTCAGTAGAAAGGGCAGCCAATACTTTGGTCTATACAGATGGAACTCAGGGTTGGTTGTTAAAGAATAAATAATCATGGCTACCTATAAAGAAAGCATTGGGACTGCGGTTACCAATGTGGCTGGAGATCCACCAGCTCCTGCAATAGGACAGGTTTGGTATAATTCTAGTACAGGTTCTTTTAGAATTTTTAAAGATTCTTCAAGTGGTGCTTGGGCAACAGCTAATACTTTAAACAATGGAAGGGCATTCCTTGCAAGTGCAGGCACTCAAACAGCCGCTTTAGCTTTTGGTGGAAAACCACCTCAAGCTGGTAAAACAGAATCTTATAATGGTACCAATTGGACTAACGTTAATGATATGACTACTGCAAAAGAACTTTTAGCAGGATGTGGGACTAACACAGCAGCTTTAGCTTTTGGTGGAGATTTAGATCCCCCACAAACAAACGAAACAGAATCTTGGAATGGAAGTAATTGGACTGAAGTTTCTAATTTAAATAATGCAAGAGCCAGATTGGGGGGATGTGGCACTCAAACAGCCGCTTTAGCTTTTGGAGGTGGTGGTAATGTAACTAATACAGAATCTTGGAATGGTAGTAGTTGGACTAACGTTAACACTTTAAATACTGGAAGACGTGCTGGCGGAGCGGCTGGAACTCAAACTGCAGCTCTATATTATGGTGGAGATCCTGGTTTGTCTACAACAGAAAAATGGAATGGATCTAATTGGAGTTCTGTTAATAATATGAATAATGGAAGAAGTCTTTTTGGAGGTGCAGGTACACAAACTGCAGCTCTCGCTATGGGTGGGTTAATGCCTGCAGCATCACCTGATCAAAGTGCTTTAACAGAATTATATAATGGAACAAACTGGAGTGCAATTGCTAGTATGAATTCAGGGAAAGAAGGTTCAGCAGGAGCTGGAACTTCAACAGCAGGTTTAAATTTTGGTGCCGTTCTTGAACCTAGAGGTTTAACAGAAGAATTTACAGCACCCGCACCAGCAATACAAACAATTACAACATATTAATAAGGAGGAAACTATGGCAAAAACAAAACAATACTGTGTAGCAGAAAACTGGGGTAAAGGATTTATTGAACATTCTGAATCTTCTAAAATCAAGTTTGCTGGCTATCCTGGTAATGTTTGGCAAGTTCCAGCACATGACAAAGGTGCAAATCTTTGGATTCACAAAGTGTTAGGAACTGTTAAAACGTTAGCAGAAGCACAAGCAATTGTTGACGCTGAGGTCACTGCAGACCAAACTGCATGGGACGCTTTACCTGATGCTGAAAAAGCACCAGCTGTAGAGGGTAACACAAGACCCGCTGATATAACATTAGAGGAATAAAAATTTAAATGGCTACGTACAAAGACATACATGGATTTAAAATACAGAATGTAAGTTCTGATCCACCTACTTCTGTCGCTGGAGATATGTGGTATAATTCTCCGTCTGGAAATTTAAAAGTAAATTTAGGAACTCCTGTAGGTGCTTGGTCAACAGGTGGTGCTATGAATACTGGTAGATATGCTCTTGGATCAGCTGGAACACAAACGGCTGCTTTAGCTTTTGGTGGACTTCCTGGATCAGGACAGACAGAAACAGAAACTTACAACGGTTCATCTTGGACCGAAGTAAATGATTTAAATACAGCAAGAGGATATTTAGGAGGCGCAGGAACACAAACAGCAGCTTTAGCTATTGGAGGAGGTGTTCCAGGTCAAGCAATAGTTGAATCTTGGAATGGATCTAATTGGACAGAAGTAAATGATTTAAATACGGCAAGATTCGGTTTAGCAGCATCTGGAACTCAAACATCTTCATTAGCTTACGGTGGAACACCTAATCAAAATGTAACAGAAACTTGGAATGGAACTAACTGGACTGAAGTAAACAATTTAAATACTGGAAGAAACACTTTAGGAGGAGCTGGAGATAGTAATACATCAGCCATAGCTTTTGGAGGAGCTCCTGGAAATCCTGCTACAGAACTTTGGAATGGAAGTAATTGGACTGAAGTTAATAATATGAATAATGGAAGAAAAGATTTAGGAAGCGCTGGAATAAAAACGGCCGCTTTAGCTTTTGGTGGAACTCCACCTGATTCTGGAAAAACAGAACTTTGGAATGGAACTAACTGGGCTGAAACTACTAGTCTAAATGTAAGTGGTAATGAAGCTCAAAGAGGTTGTGGTGTACAAACATCAGCACTATGTTTTGGTGGTCAAGGTGGTGGTGGAACTGCTACTGAAGAATGGAATATTACCGGAGGAGTATCAACAATAGAATCGAGTTAAAATATTATGGCAACATACAAAGAAATACACGGAACAAATATAGAAGTAGTATCTTCAGATCCATCAAATCCTGTTGAAGGACAACTTTGGTATAATTCAACATCTAATAATGTAAAAGGATTTATAGTTAGTTCTGGATCATGGGCTACAGGCGGTGATTTAAATACTGCAAGAAAACAAATGGCAGGTGCAGGTATTCAAACTGCAGCTTTAGGTTTTGGTGGAACTCCATCACCTAATGGTGATAAAACAGAATCTTATAATGGAACTACCTGGACTGAAAAAAATGATTTAAATCTTGGAAGAGAAAGATTAGCAGGTGCAGGTACAAATACTGCTGGATTAGCTTTTGGTGGTACAGTCGGATTTAATGCAAAAAACGAAACAGAAACTTGGAATGGAACTAATTGGACTGAAGTTGCTAATTTAAATAATACAAGAGCAAGACTTGCAGGAGCAGGCGTTACAAACACAGCAGCTTTAGGTTTTGGTGGATATAATGGCAGTACTGATAATTTTACAGAAACTTGGAATGGTAGTAGTTGGACTGAAGTTAATAATTTAAACACTGCAAGATTTCAATTAGCAGGAGCAGGAACTAACACATCAGCTTTAGCTATGGGTTGAAATCCTTATCGAAATGCAACAGAATCTTGGAATGGAACCAATTGGACTACAGTCAATAATTTAAATACAGGAAGACAAGATTTAGGGGGATCTGGAGCATCTAATACAGCAGTTGTAGCTTTTGGTGGACAATTACCAAGTGGTCCTACAGGATTGACAGAATCTTGGAATGGAACTAACTGGACTGAAACTTCAGATTTAAGTACTTCAAGACAATATATAGCAGGATGTGGAACTCAAGCAGCTTCTGTAGCTTTTGGTGGAGAAGCTCCTCCACAAACAGCAGCAACAGAAGAATTTAATTCAGGTCCAGCAACAGTTACATTGTCTACTTCATAAGACTTGTAATATATTTTAGATAATATATATAAGAGACAACTATAAAGGATAAAGCTATGACAGATAAAAAAGACGTTAAAGATATTATACAAAAAGAAGAAATTCATTTAAATAATTTATTAGAACAACAAGACCTTACCGATTTTAAAGGTATGGTAGACGAGCTTAGAGACACCTGGACTAAAAGACAAGTATTTAGAACAGAGACAGAAGCTAGGTTTTCAGTGTTACAAGATAATAGATACCCAACTAAAGGTGCTAAATACTGGCAGTGTGTTAGAGAACAATCATCATACTTAGATAATTTAATGATTTTATCGTTTGATTATAGAAGAAACGAAGCAAAAATTAAATGGTTGGAAGGTAAGATTGATAAAGAAGAGGATGAATATAAAAAAACTAAATATCAAATAGATTTAGATGAGGCTAGATTTAGTAAAGCATCTATGGAAAAAACTGCTAAACATAGAATGAGAGAAATTAAGATGTGGTCTAAACTAAAGAGTGAATTTAATGATGGATCATTTAATGATAAAGATGTTAACGATCATCAATTAGAATCTTACGGATTACAGTATTTTGAGAAATCAAAAACTTTAAATGAACACTCTGATCAAAATGAAGTGTTTAATGTAATGGGTCAATTACAATCATTACAAAGAATTAAAAAATCAGGTGAATTAGAAAGCAGTTACAAGGAGAAAGAACAGATAACTCAACATGGTAAACCAAAACCGTAAGTTATTTTTTTTAGTAGCACAACCTAGATCAGGTAATACTTTATTTGCAAGTATTATGAATCAAAATAAAGAGGTAGCAGCGACTGCTAACTCTATAACATTAGAGATAATGAAAGATTTACATCTACTTAAAAAAACAGATGTATTTGAAAATTTCTCTGATCATCTATCTTTAGATAATGTTCTTGATAATGTATTTACTAACTACTATCAACAATGGCCACAACGTATAATCATTGATCGTGGACCTGTTATGGCACCTGCTAATTTTCAGTTAATGCAAAAGCATTTTAAACATGGTTTTAAATGTATAGTAATACTTAGAGATTTAATCGATGTACTTGCTAGTTATATGCAATGGTATACAAAAAACCCTGATGCATTTCCTAATCGATATAATTTAAATACAGACGAAGAAAAATTATTAATGTTGATGAATAAAGATGGAGCTATTGCAAAACAGTTAGAAGCTATTAAAAATTCATACAACTATCCCGATATATGTCATTATGTAAAGTATGATGATATGGTTACAAATTCTGAAAAAGAGTTTAGAAAAATATATGAGTTTATAGGTGAGCCTTATTTTAATCACAGATTTATTGATCTAGATCAAGTAAATGTCAATGGTTTATCTTATAATGATAAAATAGTTGGTAACAACATGCATAAATTATTTGATGGACCCGTTAGAAAAGTATATAACCCCTACATAGAAAAGATTCCAAAAAGCATAAAAGAAAGATATGAACACATTAAATTTTAAACCAACATTTTTAGGTCAGTGTATTATTAAATATCAAGTGCCCTTAGATATATTTACAGCTATTAATCAAATCTATGAACAAAATTATAATAGTCTTGCACCTGCTAACGGACAGTTAGTTGGTAAGATAGAAAAAGAACATTCTTTATTCTATCATGGTAAAGATCAAACAAAAATGAAGAACCATAATTTTTTACCTAAAAATGTAACAGATTATTTTATGCAAGTGTTTAATCATTATTTAAAGTTTAATGCTGTACAAGATTATAGCACTCATTTAAATTCTATATGGGTTAATGAAATGAAACAACATGAATACAATCCAGCTCACATCCATAGAGGAATGTTATTTACAGGTTTATCAAGTGTGATGATTTTAAAATTACCTTCAACTTATGGTAAAGAATATTCTGCAGGACACATTCAACAAAACGGCAGGTTACAAATATTAGGAGCAGCTAACGGTCAGTTTGCTAAAATAGATTATCAACCGTCAATGGATCTTAGAGATTTTTATATCTTTCCCTATGATATGAGACACTGCGTATATCCATTTAATGGAACTGATGAGACAAGACGAACTCTTGCTGCAAACTGTGATGTAGATTTTGATCCTGTTAGAAATAGAGGTGCTAACTAATGGATAAACAATATTATATAGATAATCACATAGGGTTATTTAAAAACTTTATGTCTAATGAATTAATAAATGATTATTTAAATTATTTTAATAAGTGTGAACAACAGGGTGCAGTGTATCCAAGGCGTGAAGATGAAACGTTAGTATCAGATAATGCAGTTGATACTATAAGAGCTACAAATGTTGCAATGACTTATAACAACAAACCTTTTATAGATATGTTTTTTAAAGAAGTATATCCTCTATACGTTCAAAAATACTCTTATCTTAAAAAACTTGCAACACATAACATACTAGAAGTTAAAATACAAAAGACTAAAGTGGGTGAAGGTTATCATTTTTGGCATTGTGAGAATGCAGAAATGAAAGCTAGAAATAGAATACTAGCTTTTATGGTATACCTTAATGATGTAACAGAAGGTGGAGAGACAGAATTTCTATATCAGAAATGTCGTTTTAAACCTGAAAAAAATACATTGTTAGTTTGGCCTTCACAATTTACACACATTCATAGAGGCAACCCACCTTTGTCGAATGATAAATATATAATAACGGGATGGATAGAATACGGATATTAACATGATAACAGAACCACGTTGGAAATCTTATATAGTAGAAACAAC